GTCAATACCAAGCTCGAGGTCGCGCTAAAGCGTCAGGTCCCGAGCGGTAAGAAAGTTGTGGACTCGGACGTCGCGAAGTTGGGCGAGGCGGCTAAGCAGGCCGGCCTGACCGAAGACGAACTGCCGAAGATTATTACTGAGCGGGACGAGCTGAAAAAGGACAAAGAGGCCCGGGATTCCGAGTCCGTTCTTGAGAAGGCGGCCGGCTCAGCAGAGATCACCAACGTTGATGCGTTCAAGAAGCTGGACGCGGCTCGGAAGCTTCGATTCGAGACAACGACGGTCAACGGCGAAACGAAGTATCAGGTCATCCAGACCGTCGACGGAAAGGATGTCAAGAACGACTTCACCCGGGAGTGGGTCGAGAAGAACGAAGACCTCAAGCCCTTCACGGCCGCTTTCTATTCCGACCCCGGCAACGGGGAGGGGAACGGCAACGGCTCGGGCGGCGGGATCAAGTTCCCGGTCCAGAAACCCACAACGAAGCCTGGCTCCAAAGGAGACCAGTTTGATAAGATCCGTGAAAATATGGAAAAACAGCAGAAGGCCAAAGTGCCGGCCGCTGACTTCTCCGCCGCGTTCAACCGTCGTAAAACGGGCGACGCATAACCAATTCCGGCCCGGGCGGGACTCTAACGCCCGGGCCACAGATTTCGAGGTGCAATATGCCGATTAAAGTTTCCAAGACGACCGGGACCGGGGTATACGGTGTCCCGTTCGTCGGCCCTTCGTCGGGACCTGTTCACGTACAGGTGGATGTATCAGCATTGACTTCTCGGGAGGTGGACGCGGACGGCTATCTAAAGCCTGGCGTCGTACTCACCCTAGCGGGATTACTCCCGACAGCGGCAGGCGACAAAGTCGGCGTCGTACCCGAGGCGATCAAGATCCATACGGATAACACATCCTTGGCCGGTGTTACGGCCGACCCTTTCGTGGTTGTTCACACGTACGGCACGCTCTCGCGTGACATTACTGAGGACAACCTTGGCGCTGCTCTCTCGGCCGCCGAGATTGCCGCATTGAACGGCGCAGGATCGCAGATCGTCCTGCTCTTGACCTAAAGGAGGTTACGACAATGGCTGACTTTTCCTGGATTGAAAAAGTCGAAGACCTGTCGCCGGCCGCCCTCACGGTCCGAGCCCAGGCGATCGACCCGACGGATCAGGGTGTCCTTCGGTGGAATCTATTCTTTCCTCGTAACCCGGTCGATTCGACCGATATAAACGAGATCAGCACGCTTGATAAGCGCTTCGTCGCTGATCGTCGCGAATGGAACGGCCCCGGTCGCTACATTCCGATGGCAACGCCGGACACTCGCCGGATCGAGATTATCCCGATCGAGTCCTACGATGTTATCAATGAGCGTGAAATGCAGAAGCTTCGGGAACAGACCCGGAACAACCAGGCAACGATAATGGACATTATCGGGGCAAGGATTCCTCAGAGAGTCGATAAGCTGGTCGCGGCCAACTATCGCCGGCTCGAAATGGATGCGTTCAAGGTCTGGACCTCCGGGACGATCGTTCAGGTCGATCCGCAGACGGGTAAGACTTTCACAACGTCCTTCGGGATCGCGGCGGGCCGCATCCAGACGGCCGGCACGGCCTGGTCGGCAGCGACTTCGGCCTACGATGAATTTCTCGCCTGGGTCGAAGACGCGATCGAAGCGGTCGGCGGCATTATCGGTGTCACCTGCCGGCTGAGCTGCGTCAAGACCATTCTGGCCGACGCTCCGAATATGGACAATGGCGTGAAAATGACCAGGTCCAACCTCGAAGAGCGTATCCGTCAGGATATTGGCGGACCCTTCGAGTTCTTCATTCACGAAGACTCGGTTGACGTGTTCAATGACGGCGGTACGGCTCACACCCGGACTAAGGTTTTCCCTGATCGCATTCTGGCGGCCGTTCCGGTCGGCGGGGTTGTGGGTCAGGCAGCCTTTGCCCCTGTGGCTCGTGCCTATGACATTGATACGGCCGTTCCGAACGCCGGCATCGACGTCAACGGTATGACCGTTTATCACGAAGCCTTTAACTCGGGCAAACAGCTCAAGATCGAGGCTCAGGTGAACGCCCTGCCGATCCCTGCTGAGGATCGCGTTTTCGTTATCAACATCGGGGCCGCATAGGTCTTGATCGGGTGGCGTGTAGCCCAACGGGCGGCCGGTCCGGGTAATCGGTCCGGCCGCCTTTTTCTTACCGAAAAGTACGGAGGTTGAATAGTTATGGCAAAGGCCGGTTTCACAATCGTTAACGGGATTCGGGTCGATAAGAAGGCTTATCTGCCCGGCGAGGAAAAGGACCTGGAAAAGGTTCTCGACTCGGACCGGATCGAAGAGCTGATCGCTTCCGGCGATCTTCGCGACGACGGTTATTTGGAAGAGGCAGACTTAGCCAGAGAGGCGTCGATCGCCGCCGACTCGGGCGAGGTCAATGAGTTTACGGCCGCCGCCGGGGCCGGCTCTGAGGAAGGTGCTGAGGCCGGGGCGAACACCTCGGGCCTGGCCGGCGGATCGGCGGCCCGGACGGCGGCGGTCGGCGTCAAGGATTCCGCTAAGGGGCGGTCTACCGCCGGCACAGGCGGGGCCGGGACGGCTGGCGGCAACGCTGGCTCAAAGACCGGCACTCAGGCGGGAGGCAGTAAGCCTAAATAATGGCTAACCCGCCCTACACTGAGCCGTTGGCCGAGGAAGACGCCGGTAGCGTCGAATCGGTCCGCGAAATCGCCCGGATCAGGTCCTTTTCGGAGGCCCTGGCCCGGGTGAATGAGCTTAACGCGGCTCAGTGGACGGCCACCTTGGCCGATGTATCCGAATTCGCCGAGTATCGCGGTGACTTTGACGAACTCAAAGGCTCCCTGCTCGGCTTCAATTCGGACCCGGCTCTAGCCCGCCTGGCGATCACCAACAGGGTCCGGGAACGGCTCGGGTACGGCCCGGTCGATGAATACGGCGTAGAGACCGGCGGGGCCAATGCCTACAGCCAGTCGATGCGCGTCACGCAGACGTTTTAAGCAGGGGAAGGGATGCTGACCAAAGTCCTCGAAAAGCTCTCAGCCGGCAAGGCCCCGAAGATCTTCGCAAAGGTCGGGACCGAGCGCATTGTCATTATCCGGGACAGCCGGGCGATCAATGAGTTTGGCGGCGAAGAGGTTTCGGCCGACGATGTGACGGTCCCGATCCCTGCAGTTCTCAACACGAAGCAAGGCAACAAACGCATTCTCGGGCAGGAGTATTTAGACGCCCGGCTGATGTTCGCCTGCATCCACCGGGGCCAGGTCATTAACCTGGTCGAAACCGATAAGATCAAGGTTCTGGCCCGGCCCGGGGCAAACCCCGAACGCCTCTACCAGGTCAAGGATATCCAGAACATTCACGGAGTCTATTACGACGTCGGGGTCGTCACGGAGTAAACAATGGCAAAGAAGAAATCCGCGGGTTCGGCCGACGCCGCCGCGATCGAAGAAGGGGCCTATGTCGAGCCGGTCTATCAGGAGACCTTCGTCGCCAAGGCCAATCACGAAGGCAACGCCCACGAGGTAATTCTCCGTGGCGAAGAAACGGTCCACACGTTGGTGCTTCGCAAGAACGCCGGCAAGCTCAAGGACGGGGTTCGCTATACGCTGACCCTGATCGACCAGGACGAATTAGACGGCCAGGAAGAGGCGGCCCGGGCCGCTGAGGAAGGCGGACCCGATGCCGAAGGCTCTGAGTCTACAGATCAGACGGAATGACCTCCGACGCCGGGCGCGGTCGATGCAACAGAGGATAGTCGAAGCGATCGACAATGCTCTGATAATCAGCAGGACCGTCGCCCGGCAGCTCGCCCCGGTCGATACGGGGTATATGCGGGCGCATATTGAGATCAAGAAGCACCCGCGTTACGGCTCACTGATCGGGACCCTCGAGTCCGAAGCCTACTATTCGGTTTACGTCGAATACGGGACGGTCAATCAGGTGGCCCAGCCGTTTATGCACCCGGCGATCGCGGAGGGCCGGAAGATGTTTCTTAGGGAAACCCGGGACGTGTTGAAATGAACGAGGTGCCACGGATATACAAATGGATACAGGCCGCCCTGCTGGCCGACGTTCCTTTGCGGGCCATTATCGGGACCGCCGGCGTATATGCCGATCGTATCCCGGCCAAGGCGGCTTTCCCGCTGGCCTTGTTCAACTTCCAGAGCCCGGGCGGCGACGTCGCCGGTAATGGCCCGGTCCGGCTTATGGCCCGGCCGGAGTTTCAGGTTAAGATGGTGGGCAAGGGGCCGCTCAGTCAAAAGCTGCAGGACGGGTCCGATCGGATAGACGAGATCCTGCAGAATGTTGCGGCGGTCACGTTTGACGGAATAGTTATCTCGGCCCGGCGATTGTCGCCGGTCGCTTATGCCGAAGGCGGGGCAGATGCCGATCAGCAGTATTTTCACCTCGGCGGTATATACCGCTTTGACGCATATAAGGCGTAAGGAGTCAGCTAATTATGGGACGCGCATCAGTAAACCAGGCCGTGCAGATCGGGGTCGAAACCACCCCGGGTACGCAGGTTGCCGCCAGCAAGCGACTGCCGGGTATGTCCTTCGGCCTTGGCCCGCGAATGGACTCGAAAAAGTACCGGGCGCAAAGCTTCAAGTTCAACACTCAGTCGGTCATACACAAGTATTGGTCCGAAGGCCAGCTGGACGGACCTCTCAACTGGGACGAGATAATCTACCCTCTCTCGACCCTATTTACCCCGCCGACGCCGACGACCCCGAGCGGCGGGACGAACAGCCGGGAATGGCTCTTCAAGCCCCTGCCCCAGGGGAACGAAACGCTCAAGACCCTGACGGTCGAGCAGGGCGACTCCCTGGCCGCCCAGGTGGCAACGAACGTCGCCGCTGTCTCGCTCGGATTCGAGTTTGCCAGCGACGATATTATGGTCAAGGGCGATGTGATCGGCCGTAAGCTGGCCACGGGGACCCTGACCGGATCGCCGACCGACCTCCCGCAACAGATCGGGTCCGCCCGGAAGATCGACGTCTATATGTCGGACACGCTCGGGGCTCTCGGCGTGACGCTTTTCGGATCGGGCAATAAGATCACGGACGCCTACAAGGAGTCCTTCAACATCGGCAAGAAGCTCAGCCCGCGCTGGGTCCACAACACCGATTACGATTCGTTCAAAGACTTTGTCGAACTGCCGGTAGAGCTTGGTCTCAACTTCGCGACGGAACATAACGCTCAGTCGCGGTCCTTGTTCGATGAAGTAGTCAACAGCCCGAAAAAGTATATCGGCATCCGGGTTCAGGGTCCGATCATCGAGGGGTCGATCCGCTATATGTTCGAGATCGCGGCCGCGACGAAAGTCTCGGGCCTCTCGGACGAGGATCAGGACGGCACTTTCGGGTACAATTACGAAACTTCGCCTGAGCACGATGCGACGCTCGGCTCGGCTTTCTGGATACGCGTCGTAAACACCAGGACCGCGCTATAAGGCGTCCTGCAGGACGGCCCTCTAAGAGGACCCGCCGCCCGGGGCTAAGCCCGGGGAAGGGCACAGACTGAAATTATGGGATTCAAATTCGATCGCGGGCCGAAGCTCGTGGATGATACTTTTTCTCGGGGCGGTCAGGACCTCAATCTGACCGTCGATGTGAATGCTGCAACCGGGGCGTCGATGGAGAAGATCGACACCGAGGTTAAAGCGGAACTCGGGTCAGGCCTCAACACCGGCATCAACCATAACGTGGCTCAGATGAAAGCCCTATCGAGGATGCTGAGTAAGTCGATCACGAAGTGGGACTGCGAGGACGGCCCGCCGGAATACGAGTTCTTTATGACGCTCCCGGTCGGCTTGCTGACCGACCTGGCCACCTTCGTTCTCAACGTCGGCGGCCCAAAAGCGGAGACCTCCGAAGCATAAGACGGTTCCTTATCACCGGGACACAGCTCAAGTCTGAGTCGCCCGTTCCGGCCTGGTATTGGGACCTGAAAGATGCTCAGCTACTTGGGGTCAAGCCGTGGGAGTTGGACGAAGTTCCCCGCCGTTGGCGGCTGTTGGCCCGGGCGGCCGAGACAGCAGAAAGGGAAGCCCGGGACTGGATCGCTGAGAAGTACGGAATAATGACCGTACGGCCCCTTGAGTAGTTATGGAGATCGCCAATTTAGTTGCCGTATACGAGGCCGACACCAAAGGCTTCGATAAGGGAACCGATCACGTCGAAGATCGGATGAAAGGAGCCGGGCGGGCCGCAGATCAGGCCGCCGGCTCCTTCAACCGAGTTGGATCGTCTCTCGGAGGTCTAGGCACACAGTTCTCGCAAGCTGGTTCTCAGATCGGCGGTTTCGGCACCACACTTACCTACGCAGTATCGGCCCCGATCGCGGGGCTGGCCACACTCGGAATCCGCTTCAATATGGCCAAGGAGACAGCTCTAACGGCCTTCGGCGTGATGCTCAAGAGCGGGGAGGCCGCTAAGCAGCTTTACGCGGATCTTCTCAAGTTCGGGGCTGACACTCCGTTCGAGGTCGGCGGCCTGGCTACGGCCACAAAGGCCCTGCTGGCGTTCGGGGTCGGCCAGAAGGACGTGCTTCCGACCCTTCGCAATCTCGGCGATATCGCCTCCGGGACCGGCACCAACCTAAACGAGCTGGCAGAGATCTACGGTAAGGCCCGGGTTCAGGGCCGGCTGTTCGCTCAGGACGTCAACCAATTCACCGGCCGGGGTATCCCGATCATTCAAGAGCTGGCTAAGCAGTTCGGAGTCGCCGACTCGGACGTAAAGAAGCTGGTTGAGGACGGCAAGGTGGGGTTCCCGCAACTCGAACAGGCCTTCAAGTCAATGGCCGGCGAGGGCGGGCAGTTCTTCGGGATGATGGATGCTCAGTCGAAGACCTTCGCGGGTCGGCTCAGCACCCTGTGGGATACGATCAATATGTCGCTCGGGGCCGCGACGGAAGGGCTGTTTACTCAGCTCAGTCAGGGGCTTGGTGACATTCTGCCCTATATCGGCCAGGTCGGTCAGGCGTTCGCCACTCTCGGCCCCGGGGTCCAAACCGTAATTCTAGTTATCGCCGGCGTGGCGGCCGCCGTGGGGCCGGCAGCGATAGCCCTGGGGGCCATTGTCTCAGCGATCGGGGCCATTGCGACGGCCGCCCCGACGATCGGCATTGTCGCGGCGGCGTTCGCGGGTCTGGCGATCCAAATGGCCCCGCTCGTGGCGGCCGGGGCGGCGATCTATGCGGCGTGGCAGACGGACTTCGGGGGCATCCGGGAATTGGTCGGGACCGTCGCGGCCGGTATCCAGTCGGCCTGGGATGGGATGACGCAGCGCGTGTCCGCTCTGACGGCTCAGGTCACGGCTGAGCTTGTGGCTTTTTGGGCTGAGAACGGCGAGGACATTACGAAGGCGGTCACGACCGTGTCGAATAATGTAACCGCGGCTTGGCAGAAGGTTGTCGCCTGGTGGAATTCCAATATGCCGGCGATCAGGCAGGTGGCCGAAGGCGTCTGGCAGGCGATCAGCGGGGCGGTCCTGGGCGCGGTCAAGATCGTAACCGGGGCTATTAAGCTGGTCGCGGCAGTGATCAACGGCGATTGGAATAAGGTTTGGGAAGGGACCAAGGTCGTGCTGACCGGCATCGTTCAGGTGTGGGGTAATATCTTAGTCGGGGCCGGCAAGATCATCGTCGGAGCGATTCGGGTCGCGTTCAATGCGGTTTGGTCCCTGCAGACCTGGCTTCTGGATCAGGCAATGGCGCTCGGGAAGGCGGTCATTTCCGGGCTGATTAACGGGATCAAGAATTCGGCCTCACTTGTATACGGGGCTATCTCGGATGTTGCTCATTCGGTTATCACCACGGCCCGGGGCATCTTTCAGACTCAGTCGCCTTCGAAGGTCTTTATGGCGATCGGTAAGGACGTCGCCCTGGGATTCATCGACGGCCTGCAGGCGATGCGGGCCGGGGTCGGGTCCGCCCTCGCCGACACGTTCGATATAAGCCGGCTCAAGCTTGGGAAAGGCGATGCGGCCGGGGTCGAAATGCTGACCGGCCTGATCGCCGAGGTCGCCCGCCTCAATGCCACCTGGAAGGTCCAGCAGGTCGAACTGGACCTGACGGCCGGAAAGTACGGCAAGCTCAACGAGGGCGTTCGGAATGCGATCCTCAACGCGGCGGAACTGATCGACCGCAACCGGGCATTCTCGGACGGTCTGAGCTTCTTTACTCAGCAGTACGGAACCTTGACCGAAGGACTCGGGCCGAAGAAAACGGCCGTCCAGGAATTGAATGATGCCCTGGCTGGCCCCGGGGTCCGTGAGGCGTTCGATCGAATGACCGTTTCGATCAAGGGCCGAACCGTCGCTTACGGAGCCCTGCTCGAAAAGCTCCTGCAGGGAGCGGCGATCGGGAAGGATGCCCTGGCGATGAACTTCGGGGCCGGCCCTCCGGACTCTGGCCGCCCGCTCGGGACCGGGACCGGCTCAGCGGACGGAGTGGATTTCGGGGCCGCCGGCAAGGCCCCGCTCAATATCCCGCCGCCGCCGATCGCGCCGTGGGAAACATTTTGGGGTCGGATCAAGTCGCAGATAATGTCCGTCGACGGCGTTACCGCCAGCTGGAAGAGCAATCTTGAGGTAGGTCTCGGCTCGGCTCTGATGAATGTTACGGATATTTTCACCAATTCCGTCCGGGCCTGGGACGGGTCGATCGGTGGATTCTTCAAGAACGTGGGCCGGGGCTTCGTGCAGCTCGGGCAACAGATCCTCGACCAGCTCTTGCGGATCGCCGTGATGCAGTCGGTCTTGAAGATCATCGGGGCCGTGGCCGGCAGCTTCGGCGGCGGGGCGTCCGGGGCCGGCTCAACGCTGAGCGATTCGCCAATCCCGGGCCTTGGCGGCATCAACATCACTTCGGCCGCGAACGGCGGATTTATCCCCTTCGATCGCGGCGGGTACACCGGCCCCGGGTCCAAGAACCAGGTAGCCGGCATCGTTCACGGCGGCGAGTTCGTCTTCTCGAAAAAGTCGGTTAACCGGCTCGGGATCGGACTGCTCTCAGCCTTACACGATGGATCGAAGGGCTATTACGACGGCGGCCTGGCTCGGGCCGGCCGGACACCTTCGGTCGTGACCGCCGGAACGCTCGGGACCGATACCGGCGGCAAGGCTCAGGTCTTCAACCTGCATTACCATCCGGCCGCCAACGGGCAGTTTTCCAAGAAGTCGGCCGAGCAACACGCGGCGGAACTGATCAACCTGCAGAACCGGGTCGCAAGGAGGAAGTAAGTGGCGATCGTTACCGAATTTGTCGAGGAAGAGCTAAATAAGCTGTACACGGAAATGGCGAAGGCCACCGTCAAGCACAGCACGGCCGTGACCGGGAATCCGCGGGCCGTGACTCAGCGATCGAGCAACCGCATCGACGCTCAGCTTCAATTCACGATCGACTACGGCGGCTGTAACCCGGCCGAGCAGCTGGACCTGGTCCGCTTCCATCGAACGAAGCGCGGCCGGCTGATCGGCTTCCGTTTCTTCCCGCCGAACGATCGGGATTTCCAGAATGATATTCTCGGGGTCGGCGACGGTACCACGACCCGGTTTTACCTTCGCCGCAACTATCTGAGCCGGGACGTATTTATCACCCGGAGGATCCTGAAACCTATCTGGCCCCTACTGACCGTGACCGCCAACGGCTCGAAGGCTCAGATAGACGATCCGGCTGAGGGCCTTATCACGCCGGCCGGGGCCGAGCCGGTCCTCGCCGGCAACGCTATAACAGTCGAGTGGGATCAGGGTTATTTCGATTTCGACACCGCGCCGGCGAACGGGGTAATGGTCCGGGCCGCCCGGGGTCAGTATCATATTCCGGTCAACTTCGACTCGGACGATCTGGAAAGCTCGGATTACGGCCCGTTCGCCGACCTGCTCTCAGTCGGGCTGACCGAGATCCTTCCGGTCAACCTGGCGGCCGAGGGGAACGAGCTGAACGATCTGCAGCTGAGGTTTGTGCTTCCCCGGTCCGGCTCTCGGGTCCCTGATCCGTTCTCAGCAACCTTCACGTCCCAGGGGGTGACTAAGGTCTGGCTCTTCATTGACGGCGTGCTGGCCGGGTCGAGTACGGCCGGGCCGACATTCCCGTTCACAGGGCTGACCCGCCCGGACGGCCCCTTTACGATGGAGGCGATCGGCATAAATGGCAGCGGACAAATTGTAGTCGCTGCCATTCTTCTTTTCGGGATCGCCCCGATTATCTATAACGTTGTTCGCGGGGCCGGGAACAATGTAAAGTATGGAGGGAACCAAGTTACCTACCGCGTCTATCCGACTAGCTAAGGAGTTTTCCAATGCCAGATATCGACATTCTCAGTATTCCCGAATTCCAGGCTAAGCTGGACCTGACCAATCCCGTTGAGTCGGATCAGCGGCAGACTCGTTATCTCAGCGAGTTCGCCGGCGGGAACGGCTACGCGAAGCTCGGGGCCGCCAAGACCGCGATCGGGACGAGTACCCTTACTACCCTCCGGATCGACGTCCCGATCACCGTTACGGTCAACGCCGATTTCACCCCGAGCAACATTGAATTGGTCTTTGACGGCAACGGCAAGATCACGATGAATAACACTTCGCATTATTTTATCGTGGGCTGGATGCGGGACCCGGGCGATCGGCAGGTGTTTGTCGGGGATGTTCGGATCGCGGCAGGCGGGACTGACGGCTATATAAAACTTCGTTGGTGGGTTCCCCGACCGACCGCCGCAACGCCCATTCCCACGATCACGACTCAGGCGATCAGCGGGGCCAGATATTCAATTTATTGGTCCGGCGGCGGGACTTGCTACCTGCCTCAAGGGACTTATAACGCGGCCGGCTCGTGGGGAACGGCCGGGATGTACGGGACGCAAATGATCGGCCCGGGTTCTCAGGCGAACGGTATCGGCGGGTCCGGTTGCGTCATTCGCCCGGTCGGCGATAACGCGACCTGGATCGACCTGCCGGTAGCCTCGAGTCAGCAGCACTTCGAAGGCTTCACCGTCGACCTAGATAAAAACGGATACACCGGGCAGACCGGCTTCTATGCACACGGGGCCTTTGGGGACGGCAACGTCTCGGACATTTACGTCACCAAATGCCGGTTCGACGGCGGCCGGGCGGCCTTCCGCTGTCACTCGACCGACGCGACGACGAATGCCGGGATGGAGATAGCCCCGATATTCTTCTACGGCAATACCTGTATCGGCCAGAAGACCGGCTGTATCGAAACGAATACGGTCAACAATATGGTCGTGTCCTTGATGAACACTTACGCCCCGACCTACGGGGCCGGCATTAAATCCAGCGTCTTTCGCTGTCAGGGGACCGGCGGCGTATTCTCGCGCTTCGATATGTTCCGGGGCCTGAATGCGGCCTTCCCGCAGACTTACAATATCGATTTCGTCCAAACGGACGTTACGACCGGCTCGGGTACAAAGGTCACGAAGACAATTCCGACCAATGCCGCATCTGAGCCGATCCTCTGGACCGGCCGGCCGGTCTACACCTCAAACGTATCCGGGACCTCCCCGACCGGGATGTCTACCACGAAATGGCGTTACGTGCGGGTCAGCGGATCGGACATTTCCTTTCACCCGACCGCGTATGACGCCTTCTCGAACACCAACCGCGAACAGTGGAGCGCGGCCGGGACCGGCACGACGCGGATCTGGACCAACGAATATAAGGAGGATATTTGGCCCTGGACAGTGTTCTGGTTTGACGGCGTTTGCGGCCCGAGCGTGGCGTCAGATTTCCAGTGCGAAGGCTTCCCGAGGTTCGCTTACTTTCCGTCGACGGCCTCGATCGCGGCTGAGGGCAACACCCGCTTTACGATGCGGAACGGGACCCCGCAGGGAGCGATCGACATTCGCGGCGGGAACCCGATCATTCATCTTGATAACGTAATGATCCCGCCCCGGCACATTATGGATCGACCCGGGGTTGAGGCGAAGGTCATTCTCAACAACGTCAGCCCGCAGAGGTACATTGACGGCGTTACCTATTACGCCCCGGGGAGCTGCCCCTTAGCTGTGGATCGGGACATAATGAACGTCGTCGGTCCGCAGCTGGCCTCGAAGGGTACTCGGGTCGTAGCGGCTACTGGCTTCCGGCCGGTTCGCGTCGTCAACGGGGCGAGCTACACGGTCGACGCCTGGGATAACGGCTGTACGATCTGGACCAAGAGCTCTAGCCAGACAACGATCACGATTCCGCCGGACCTCGACGCGGGCTTTTCCTTCCGGGTCATTCAGAAAGGGACCGGGCAAGCCTTGGTTGCCGGCGGGGCCGGGGTCACGGTCGGGAACGTTGGCGGCGGTAATGCTACCACCGATCAGAACGCCGTTATGGAAGTCACAGGCGGCGATCTAAATGAGTACCTGCTGAGCGGCGACGTCGAGCTTATCCCGATCAACTGGGCGGCCACGGCTACAGTGACCGATACCCGGCACAACGGGGCGGCGTCGGCGGCGTCCTGGATGACGAACGGACAGAGGCACACCAACAACGCCTGGAATCCGGGCGGGGCCGGCGGCGGCGGTTGGGACTCGGGAGGCGGCGGGATCGCGACGGCTCAGCTGGACTTCGGCACTAACCGAGCGTTTACTCACGTTCGAATGTATACGCTGGCCGACGCCCTGAACTACAATACGGACCCGACGCTTAGCGATACCTTCACTTCTTACGGCCAGGCCGGGTATGATCTAGAGTGGAGTACGAACGGCTCAAGCTGGACTTCGATCGCCAGCGAGACAACGAACAACCACGTCCGGGTTGACTATAACGGGACCTGGACCGCCCGGTACGTTAGAATCACATCGAAGCTCAACGGCACACCGGATAACCCCGGGGGCGGTAACGCCCGAATAATCGAGCTGGAAGTTTGGTCCAGCGATCCAGGTTAAAATATGGGTATCTCACCGGAAATGATCAACATCCTGGCCAGGGGAACGGGGCTGTACACGACCCTGGTCAGGATCACCGCACTGCCGACCCGGGGCGGCGACGTGCTGGCCTATGCTCTCGGGACCCGCAAGGTCGATTTCGACGGGTCCGAATTCGTCCCGGCCCCTTTCGAGCCTTCCAAGATGCAGTCCACAAGCGGGACTCAGCCGACCAACGCCACGATCACGCATATACTCGAGGGGCTGATAACCCGGCTCAATATCCGGGGCGGAAAATGGACCGGGGCGCGGATCGAACTAATGGCTGTCGATCTGCTCAATCTCTCGGCCGGATATGCCCGGAAGCATAATGGCCGGATCGGCGACGTCACGGCCGGCGGCGATCAGGCAGAGTCGCAATACCGCGGCTTAATGCAGATCCTCAACCAAGAGATCGGGGAACGCACAAGCCGGCTCTGTCGGGCGGACCTGGGCGGCTTCGGATGCTTTAAGGACCTGACGGCGTACACCTTCAACACCGTTGTCGTGACGGTCCACAATAATCAGCGGGTCACGGTCGCTCTCAGTAAGCCGGATCACTTTTTCCGGTATGGGAAGGCTATCTGGACCGGCGGCCTCAACGACGGCTGGGAGATGGAAGTTCTCGACAATGACGGTCAGATGGTTTCCCTTTACGCCCCAATGCCGTATGAGATAAACATCGGCGATCCGGTCCGACTCATTCAGGGCGACGATAAGACCTTGTATACCTGCTATCACGATTTCGATAACGCGATCAATTTTCAGGGCGAGCCGGATAACCCGAAACAGGAGGACGTTTACAGGTTTCCGAATACGTAGTGTATAGTTTCCCCGTATGGGACTTAAGCTATGCAGAAAGTGCGGGGTGGAGTTTGAGAGCGGTCGATATCAAATATGCGGCAAATGCACCACTCCTGATGTGGTTCGTTCCCGGGAGCGGGACAAGGCCCGATATCGACAGGACCCTGAAAAGGTCAAAGCCCGAGTCCGATCTTACGCGACCAATAATCGCGAAGCTGTTTTGACCCGAGGTCGGAAATACTACGCTGAGAATCAAACCCGGATACGGGAAACCGTTCGAGAGTGGGTCAAGGCAAACCCTGAAAAGCACAAGGAAAACTCAAGGCGATGGGCGAAAAACAATAGGCTTTACAGGCAGGCTAAGCTGGTGGAATACAAGGCCAGCAGGAGAGGGGCTGAGGGGCGATTCAGTAAGGAGGAATGGGTTAGCATTTGCGAGGCGGGTGGGTGGCTTTGTTGGCGATGCTTAAAACGGAAACCGCTAACCGTCGATCACATAATCCCCCTTTCCCGTGGCGGGACTAATTGGATCAGCAATATCCAGCCGCTATGTCGCAAGTGTAATTCGGAGAAAAATGTCAACGCAGTCTCTTATCGCTTCCCCAACACTTAATTCGACCGTGCCGGCATCGGCTCTGCTGGCCGAGGCCCGGGCCTATCTCGGAGTCCCTTATCAGTCACAGGGCCGCGATCGCTTCGGTCTGGACTGCGGAGGCTTTATCCTGGTCGTCGGCCGCCGGCTCGGGATCACTGAGCTGGAAATCCTCGGCTACGCGAACTCTCCGGACGGCGTGTTATTCGAGCGGGTCCTCCGGGAAGAATGCACCGAGGTCCCGAAGGCCGAGACACGGCCGGGCGATCTTCTGGCGATCGACTACGGCAAGGGCGTTCAGCACGTCGCGATCGTGACCCGGGCCGAGCCGCTAACGATCATTCACGCGAAGCGCCCGCGATCGGGGCAACAGTTCGGCCGGCGGGGCGTGATAGAGCATCGGCTCATTCCGAGCCTGCAGGACTATATCTGCTGGAAATACACTTTTAGAATCCCGGGAGTTGTTTGCGATGTGTAGCATTTTGCGGTCAAAATTCGGCCTGCTCAGGCAGATGGTTCTGGCCTTCCACCTGATACTGATTACCGCGATCGCCGCCTACGCGGACCCGATCAGCGGCACGACGGCCCTTATCATTTCGCTGTCGATCAGCGCCGGGCTAGCGGCGGCTCAGATCGGCCTGCAGATGCTAATGGCCCCGAAGCCGAAGCCGCAGGACAAGAACAAGATCCAGGGTGACATTAAGCTGCAGTCGGTCGGCGAAGGCATCCCGATCAATGAGGTTTACGGCAAGCGGCCGCCGGACAATCAGGGCGGGCATCGGGTCGGGTCCACGATCGTATACGCTTCTCAGATCAGGGATATTCCGGTCCCCGTCTCGGGCGGGCAGTCGGGCGGCGGGAAGGGCGGCCCGAAGGCTTCGCCGGGCAAGGAGCATCACTACTACGTTGACCTCGCCTGCCTGGTTGCCGGTCAGGGGCCCTATAACGTCCTCCAGATTCACGCCGTCGCTTCCGGGTCCGACCTGCTTTATCAGAGCTTCCAGCAGACCGAAACACTCACCGGCACGAGTTACGAGGCCGAGGGCCGGACCGGCGACTCGGGCGACGTGACCGACGTTGCGGATATTGATATGTCCGGGTCGCTCAAGGCCGTTGTTCCGCCCGGCGGCTACATCGAATGGAATAACATCGTCGGCGACGATTCCGGCCTCCAGGTCGAGGTCTATATCGTTTATAAGAACTCGGCCGATCAGATCATTGATCTGCAGGTGAATGCTGATACTGAGCCGACCACGCTGCCGAACGCCTTCGGGGAACGAGCTAACATCTTCCGGGCCTATGCTCTGCTGGCCGGCCCGAGCAACACCATTCGGATCACGAATAATGCGGCCGATAATCTGCAGATCGACCGGATCGTAATCGGCTATTCCTTCATCCTCCCGGGCGAGGGCGACGATACCGGATGTTATCTCAGCGGGGCTAAGGATCCTTATTGGACCAACCCCGAGCCGAGCTTTGACTATATGGCCCTTCGGCCGGTCGAACAGCCGGACCCGCGCGGATGCCAGCAGTACAATTATCAGGCCAACGCTAACGGTCAGGGCGAGGTCGCTTTCAACCTCAACGCGGATTGTCAGATTCGGATTTACCCGGGCAACTACGAACAGCTCCCGGACCCGCTCTTACAGGAGTATTTCGAGACTCGGTACGGCCCAGGGGCCACCCCGGCTTATCGCGGCCGTTGTCTGGTCGTGTTCGAGAATCTGGAAATAACGAAGTGGGGAACCATCCCGAATTTTACCTTCACGATCGAACATCAGACGATCGGGTCGCTCGGGGAAATGTTCGAAGCCCGGGCCAAACGCGCCGGCCTGCTGGACGAGGAAATGGATTTTACCGACCTCTACACCGTCCCGCTTCGAGGCTACGCGATCACGGAACTGCAGGCCCCGAGCCGCGAAATGGAGCTGCTGAGCCGAGTCTTCGACACCGACCTCTACGAGAATGACGAAGGGAAGATCGTCGGGACCGTGCCGAATGAGACAGTCCGGGTATCCATCCCGGTTGAGGACCTTGGGGCTTCTGAGGACGGCGAAGAGGGCGACGGCTCGGCCGGGACCGAAAAACCTTTCGTGCCGGTCAGCCGAGTCACGCGGGACGAGAAGGATCTCCCGTACATCCTCAACGCGGCTTTTTACGATCCGGCGAATGCTTTCGAGCCGGCCAACGTCCATACGCCTCCGCGGTTCGGGTCGATCAGCCGGCGGGTCGAAAACGTCGAGACCCGGCTCGTGTTGACCCGGGATGAGGCAATGAAATTTGTCACCCGCGATCTGCATAAGCAGTACGTCGAAAAGGACGGCGTGACCATTAAGACCTTCCCGAAGTATCTCTATGTTTCGCCGACCGACCTGGTCGAGGTCGAGGACAAGGAAGGCGAGCTGTCGAAGATGCGGGTCAAGATGATTGAGGGCTGGGCCCCTGGCGTGCTGGAAATGCGCGGGACGAGCCGCGATCACTTTGAATACCCTGATCGACTATTCGTTACCGTGGACAATAACCCGGTCCTGCCGCCCCTCGGCCCGCCGGCCCCTATCATCGGGACCTTTATCGACATTTCAACCTTCCGGGAAGAGCAGTTTTCCGGCTTCTACGTAGCCGCCTGTCTGACCGATCCGCATTACCGCTGGCGCGGGGCCGGGCTGTACCGGGAAAACGACGCGGGCGATTGGGAGGCCCTTGATGCGATCACCCTGCAGGCGACGATGGGGCTATCCGTCGATGATACGACCGTGGGCCGGCTCAGCGATCCGCCGCCGGGGTACGAGCCGGGAGATTGGGATACGTCCGGATCAGTCGTGGTCGATCTGTATTATGGCGAGCTTGAAACTCTAACCCGGGATCAGGTACTCGAGGGGAAGAACTACGCGGTCCACGGCGGCGAGTTGATTCAGTTCAGCACGGCCGAGCGCGTGGCCGGCTTCCGGAATCGCTGGATCGTCTCGGACCTGCAGCGCGGGCTAAGGGCAACCGATCCGACCGGCCACGCCGTTTCTGAGCGGTTCGTCCTCTATGATGCGGCCTGGCGTTTTGTGGCTCAGCCGCCCGAGTTCGCGAACGTGACCAGGACCTATAAGTTCGTCGGCGAAGGCGGCGACTTAGATACGGCCTGGACCGTTGACTTCAACTGGACCGGACGGACTCAGTACAACACGCCGATCTACACGACGATCGACAATGGCCTTCCGGTCCTGGATACCGACCCGCCGATCGTCTCAGAGGAAGTCTCGGGCTTCTGGCGCGTACTTATTAAGCGGCCGGTCCAATATGGGTATTCGGCGAGATCCAGGCAGATCAGACTTCGTAAGCTCAGCGACGATACCTTGGTCCGAACGCTGGACGGCACGGAGGTTGAGGCTCTATTCGCTGAGCCGGCCGTTGCGGTTAAGGTTGATTATCGCTGGCAGAATGGCTACCGGCTCGGCGGGGTCGATGGTTGGTCCCCTTGGTCGGCTTACGCGACGGCTGACCCCGGTACACCGCCACCCCCACCCCCTCCGGGCGGCGGCGGCGGCGGCGGCGGCGACGGTCCAGGGGATATTCTCCCTGTCGGCGGGTGCTTCCGGGACGGTACGGCCTGGGTCTGGATGGCTGACCGATCCTGGCGGGCGATCGAAGACATTAGCGTGGGCGAACTGGTCCTCGCGTGGGATCGCTCGGGCCGCATCTGGCCGGCCCGGGTTGAGGCCGTCCATACGATCGACGCTGAGGAAGGCTTGCACCTTGATTTCGATAACGACAGCTTCGATGTGACGGATCACCCGTTTGCACCGACGATGGAATCACGCCGGCTCGTTTCGCAAATGGACGCGGGCGAGACGATGATGGAGTATCATAGGGGCGTGTGGGGAACTTCGACCGTTCAGGTTAAGCCGGAAACAGTCGAGTACGACAGGCCGACGCGGCACAGGACCCTGACGGTCCGGGGTTGGGCTTCTTACTTCGTAAGGGGCGGCTCGGATCGGCCCGCAAAGGCCGTTTACAATAAACCGAATAATACTTAGGAGACTGATCTATGCTTAACCAACTTCTGGATCGCGGCCGTGCCCACGGCCGATTCCGCCTCGAGCTCTTCGAGGCATTCTACTGTCCCGATCGCAAGCGGGATATTATCATTCGGCCGGAACGCGGACCGATCGACGTCCAGGAGTTTGATAACCTCCTGACCAACGCCGGCGGCGCGTTGATGGAAGATCTTCTGATGGGCGCGGGCGGGACGGTGTTCTCTAACGCCAACAGCTACATCGGCGTCGGCGACTCAACTACGGCCGTATCCGCTGCTCATACCGACCTGCAGGCGGCGACGAATAAGCTCAGGGTTGCGATGGACGCGACTTTCCCGAGCCGGTCCGGCCAGCAAATCACCTGGCGATCGACCTATTCCACGTCGCAGGCTAACTGGACCTGGAACGAGATGGCCCCGTTCAACGCCTCTTCGGGAGGCACGATGTTCGCTCGGGCCCTGGTCGGCTCTCCGTTTACGAAGACCTCGGCCCTGTCCGTCGTCGCGTCGTATCTGTGGAGCGTTTCGTAATTCGATCGGTATAACCTTGATACCATTTTGATACCAAAGGAGCGTTATGTCACTGAAGAAAAAGCCGGCCGCGAAGGCCGGCCTCAAAGAAGGCGACGAAGTCACACTGACAGGCGTCGTGGTTGGCCGGACCGAAGACGGGACCGGCGTAAATGTGGACCTGGGCGACGGTCATATAGTCACCCTCAATGAGGCTCAGGAAAAGACGATCGCCGGTTGATAAATGGCTACCGTTCCCTTTACATCCTCCGGCACTTGGACCTGCCCGGCAGGCGTCACTTCCGTTGACGCCGAGTGTTGGGGCGGGGGCGGAGCCGGGGGAGATCAAGGGTCTTCAACCTCGGGCGGCGGCGGCGGCGGCGGCGCGTACTCCAAAAAAACCGGAATCGCGGTAACGCCGGGAAACAACTATACGGTTACGGTCGGGACGGGTGGAGAGCCCGTCTTTGACGGTTATGGCGGTGACGGGGGCGATTCGTGGTTTAAGTCAACAGGCGACGTGCTGGCCAAGGGCGGCTTTGGCGGAACTCCCGGCTCGGCCGGTGGTTACGGCGGCATCGGCGGAGCGGCCTCGTCCGGGGTCGGCACTACAAAGTATTCCGGTGGTTCGGGAGCGAGCGGCGGCTTTTTTGATTTTACCGGGAAAGGCGGCGGCGGCGCGGCAGGCTCGGGTGGAGCAGGCGGCTCGTCCAGCGGCTCGACCGGCGGCTCGGGCGGAACCCCTGACGGCGGGGCCGGCGGGGGCGCTCAAACCAATGGCGTGGCGTACGGCGGCGGCGGCGGCAGTCCGCCGGTCGGAGGTGGAAGCACAGGCTACGGGGCCGGCGGTAAGGTAATTCTCACCTACAGCTCCGGGCCAACGACGTCAAGCGTCACCGACAGCTCGACCGGCTCGGATTCTCGAACGCTCGCTAGCTCGACCGCTCGCACGGATACCGCTACCGGGGCAGACAACCGGACCTTGACCGGCTCAGCCTCACGGACCGATACGGCCACAGGGTCCGATTCGAACGCCCTGAGCGGCCAGGCGGCCCGCACGGACACCGCTACCGGGTCCGACTCGACGGCTCAGCAGGGGCAAACTTCGAGGTCCGATTCGGCCGTCGGCTCGGACCAGGCTCAAACCCAAGGCCGGGTCACGGTCACGGATTCTTCTACGGCCGCGGATTCGGTCACGGCCGAGCCGGCCGCCTTCGGCATAGACGCTTCGGCTGGGGCCGAGGCTCAGACGTTCGCCGGCTCAGCATCCCGACCGGACACGGCGGCCGGAACTGACCAGGCCGCCGCAGCTGGTCAGGCTCAATTAGTCGATACTTCGACCGGGACCGAACAGATCGGCCTAACGGTCTACGTTTCGGTTACGGACGCTTCGACCGGGGCGGACTCTCTCGGGGTCCAGCCGGCCGTTATCGTCTCGGATTCTTCGCTCGGGGTCGATCAGCAGAGTTTTGCAGGATCTTCCTCGAAAACGGATTCGGCTCTCGGTTCTGAATCTCTGACCGGGGCCGGATCGGCCGCCTGCAATGACAGCTCGACCGCCGGTGATAATTCGTCCATCGTCGCCGGGGCGTCTGTCTCGGACTCGGCCGCCGGCGTTTCGGCAATTCCGCCGGCACAGGCGGGCAGCTCCCTCACCGATGCCGCAGTCGGGGTAGAGCAGCTTGCTTCGGCCGGGTCCGCAGGCGTGTCCGAATCTTCGACCGGGGCCGACACGGCCCAGGGTGATATTTCGGGCGAAGAACAGCACGTCACGATCACCGATAGCTCGACAGGCTCGGACAGCCTGGGCTTCGGCCTCGGGGTCACGATCGCGGATCAGTCGCAGGGCAGCGATCAGCTTACGATCGCCGGCGCGGTATCGCGGCCCGACTCGGCGGCCGGAATCGATCAGGTCTTGGCGGCCGTCCCGGTCACTGTCACGGACCAATCGGCCGGCTCGGATCAATTCTCATTCGCCGGCGGCATCCTTCACACGGACCAGGCGGCCGCGATGGAAGCGTTCGGCTTCGGGTCCTTCATCCTCCAGGTCGACAGCTCGACCGGCTCGGATCAGGCCCTATGGACCCCGCCGATCGTAGATTGGGAAGATCCTTTGACGATCGAAGTTCTCAGCCGGCCGGACTATACGGTTGAGGTCCTGCAGTCGGCCGCCTGGGCCGAGATTCGACAGGACGCGGCCGGTGTCGAGGTCGGCGACTCGACCGCTCGGGCCGATCTGATGGATAATGGCTCAGCTACCGTGGAGGTCATATAATGGATCAGCTCGCACTTACTCAGAATGTTATTTACGTTCACAAGATCGGGGAAACCGGCCTGATGCTCGAAACTCGCCTTCGGGCGGCCGGGGTCCCGATCGACCTTTCCGGCTGGACCCTGACCCTCAACGTCAGGACAAAAGGCTTCGCATCGAAGGTGGCGAACGCCGCCTGCGTCCCGGACATAGATCAGAGCTGGAACGAGGAAACCGAAACCGGCGGCCGTGGAATCGTCCGCTGTCTGATCGACTCGGGCTTCAACCCGATCACCAACCCGGACGATTACTACGCCGAATACAAGCTCGTAAATACGGGCGTGGTCCCGAACGTGACCCGCTTCATTCCCAAGGACCCTGAAAAGGACGCGACCTATTTCGTGTTCAGGGCTCAAAAGTCGCTCGGCTAAGCCCTATTTAGACCTGCCTGAAATCCTGTTTGACTCAGCGTTTAGTCCTGTTCTAAGATTAGATCAGGAGGTATTACGCAATGTTGGACAACCCAAATGCTCAGCTGGATCAGTTCAAGAAGGACCTGGCCCGGCTCAAATTCGATCACAAGGCGTGGTGTAAGGCGATGCCGACCGGGTACAACCGGGCCCAGATCGC